CTTTACGGGACCCGCGGGCTTTAGGCTTGGCGGGTTTCCGCCTGTTTAGCGGGATATAACGATTTGATAACAAACCGACACGCGGGCATATTCAAGTTGCTATCCGCGACAAAGTAGCGCATACTGGTTACACGGGCAAGCAAAGGGCAAGCCCACAAACAAAGGAAAAGCAAAATGGCAAAGACACAGATCACCAACAAGGCAGTAGCAGAGATCCTAATCAACGCAGGAGTTGAGAAGGCAACCTACCGCAACGCAAACGCGCAGCTACCACAGAACGCTGGATTTAGACTGCAGACATTCAAGAACACCTACCACAACTTGCTAACCATCTACGCAGCGCCTACCTCATGGAGCAACACCGCGCAGACCGCAGAACTCATCGCGAAGATCAGCGCAGCACTTACAGCTGCAGGTATCGCATTCGACACTCGCACCGACAGCGTGCAGATTACCCGCTAAGACTGAAAGACAAGGAGCAGACTAATGGCAAAGATTACAGACATGCATGGAGATGAAGCTGAACTAAGAACTATCAGCTTCAACGACTACAAGGCACGCAGATACACAAAGTCAGCTGCAATCGCATACCGCGTCGGATCAGGTGAATGCAGCTTCTACTTCTGGGACGGCGCAACATTCGAAACCAGACGCGAAGTTGAACTCAACTGGGCGACCAAGGAAACAAACCTGCAAGCATGGATCGAAGGGAAAATCTAATGCAGACAATATTTGAAATCAAACACGGCGACATGACAGCCGCAATCAAATCACACGGCAACGGCACCTACGAATTGGTGTGGGATGAATACGGACTCGGCGCACCAGACGTCGAATGGTTTGCGCAACTTGAAGAAGCGCTAATAAGACTCGCAGTGTTGATCCGCTGCGATCGTGTCGGTGGTGGCGTGTTTACTTTAGACACCAACGACTTCTGCAAAGCAGCTGATCAATTCCTGATCAGCAACATCAAACAAGGGAGCAACAAGTGAATACAACACTCGCAGTAAAGCAAGACCAGAACCAATGGGACGCGACACAGCTCGCAGCCCTAAGACAAATCGGACTAAGCGACGCACCCGCCGGTGACCTCGCGCTGTTCCTTCACTACGCCCAGAAAACTGGGCTAGATCCATTTAGCCGCCAGATTTACATGATCGGCAGATGGGACTCACGCAGCGGCGGAAACCGCTACACAATCCAGAGCAGCATCGACGGCTTGCGAATCATTGCGCAACGCTCAGGTGAATACGCTGGACAGACAGAACCAAAGTGGTGTGGCGACGACGGCGTGTGGAAAGACGTGTGGCTTTCACAGACCGCACCAACCGCAGCGAAGATCGGTGTTTACCGTCAAGGTTTCGCTGAACCGCTTTACGCGGTCGCAACGATCGCAAGCTACATGCCTACAAGCAAAGACGGCAAGCCGCAGGGCTTGTGGTCAAAGATGCCTGACGTCATGCTGGCGAAGGTTGCTGAAGCTTTGGCACTTCGCAAGGCGTTCCCAAATGATCTAAGCGGCATTTACGTCAGCGAAGAGATGGACCAAGCAGACGCAAAGGTTACGGCAGCACCGGTGGCAATTGAAGCAACCCCAGCTTTGAGTGACACCCGCAAGGATGAGTTAGTCAAAGCAATCGCGGGAGCGACCAGCAAGGAAGAGCTGCGCAAACTTTGGATCGACAACGGCGACGTCCTAGAGATCGCTTTCACAAACAGCCTAGGCGACCAGACAACCCTAAAGGCGTTGATCATGAGCAAGCAGGGAGAACTGAAATGAATTTCTTAGCGAAGGCAACACTAAGCGTAATCGTGGTTCTTGTTTTGATTGACGGGCTGTGGGACTTACAGGCAACACACCCGTGGCGTGCATGCGCGCTAGTTTTCATTGCGCTGGGCTGCGTGTTTGTGATTGAAGTGACAAGGAAGAGGAACCGCTGATGGCTTTGGCACGCAACACAGATCCGCAAACATCGCATGAAGCGGCGGCAAGGGTAAGCAACACGTCCGCAACGCAACGCACCATCCTGCAGTTGCTGGCTTTCCCGCGCAGCGATGAAGAGCTGGTGAGAGCATTTGAGGAACTCGCCAAATCAGGGCTGGCAGATTACGCATCTCCTTCAGGGATTAGAACCAGACGGGCGGAGCTCACAGACATGGGCTACGTTGAAGACAGCGAGCTGCGGACAAAGACCGCAAGCGGGCGCACCGCGATCGTGTGGATGTTGACGGAAGCAGGACGCAATGCCTAGTTTGGAAGAGCAGATAGAAACGTTGGCTGACCAGATTACAAGCTGGAAGATCCAAGGCATAGGTTCGCAAACTTGGATGCGCCATAAGAAAGCGTCAGCTATGGAAGCGATCGCGTTGCTGGAGCAGCGGATGACCGTCGAACATATCCCGATCGCAAGCAGCATAAGCGAAGGCAGCGAAAAGGGTGTGCTTTGGAATTTCGGTGTCTGCAATTTGTGTCGCCGCGACATTGAGCGCAAAGAGGATCCCGCGCTTGATCAGTGGAAAGACTGGTTTACGACCGATAGTCGCAACCCGCGCTGTTTCGGATTGGTGCAACCATAATGAATATCGCGGATGTGGTGGCGGCACTTGAAACTGCTGTTCGAGAAGCAACGATTGGCGAGCGCGAAAGAATCCTGCGTGAGCTGACAAGGCAAGGCGTCATTTGGAAAGACGACCTCGGCAATTGGACACACGTGCAACCGGTCGCAGCGACAGCTGTGCAAACGGGATACACGTTGAAGTTGATCCAAGGATTAGATTAAAAATGATTTGCCAGTTTGCCGTCCCCTGTCATAAACGGCTAAACTGGTTGGGCTGGCTCCCTTTGTGCCAGCAGGTGCTGGACGGCTCCACGGATCCCTTCCTAACTACCCGTGTCGTGGTTCAACTCCACGCAGCACCACGGTCGGCAGTGACCCTAGATCTGCCGATTAGCGTCCCTGTTGTCGCACCCTATAGCAACCGTTCACAGCTAGGTCTGAATGTGCTGCAGCGACAACGGGGATGCGTTTATTCAAGGAGCGTAATGATTTGCCGAAAATGCGGTATTCAAGATGACTCGCTTGGAACGGAACGCTACTACATGCGAACCAAAAACAAGTTGTGTGTTTCATGCAGAGCAAAACGCAAAATCAGAATCAACACCGCCGCGGGTGTTTGCCATCCGTGGTTTGGCGAAACTGATGAAGACCTCAATCCGATCGACAATAACGGCAACCTTGTTATGCAGGGGATCCGCAGCTGCGGATACAAAGACTGCTGCAACCCAGAACACGTCATACTCGAACCAGATGTGATTGCCCATTTCAGGTGCAGACACCGGCACGTTACGGCAACCGTTACAACAAGCAAAGCGATCGTAGACATTCCGCCATGCAATACTTGTGGCGAACCAACATCCAAGTTTTATCAAACAATACGCGAGCAAGGGAGCACGCGATGACCCTCATACTGAAGGCGACAGCAACGGCAGCAATGCTGGGTTTACTTGGCGGCAGCACCGCGCCCGCAACATTAAATCCGCAACCGCAAACGCAAGCAACCCAGATCGAATTCAACTGGAAGAAACAGCGCAACCAGAATCGCATAAAAGAGATCGTGAAAGAGCTCAACCGACGGGTTGGTAGGACGCCGTATGTTTTCAGCGGCGAAACCCCACACGGCTGGGATTGTTCGGGCATGACCCGCTGGGTTTACAAACAGGTCGGCGTGATTATTCCTCACAGCGCAGACAAGCAAGGGCACCTTGGCGTTAGGGTTTCAGTTCCACAGGTCGGCGACATTGTGGTGTTCGCTTACGCGGGGAGCCGCAGCTTCTATCACGCGGCGCTTTACGTTGGCAACGGCATGATCATAAACGCAAACAGCTTTTATAGGACCACCGTCAAAGAGAGCCTAAAAGATTTCGCGGGTTCGCAGATCCGTTTTATTCATTTGCTGCCTATGCCGACAGCGGCAGCGTTGCCATGATCCGTGAACGCTGCAGTTGCGGAGCTGAGATTGAAACGGATGAAAGCAATCCGATGAAGATCGTGGCAACGTGGCGGCGCAACCATAAATGCAGGACACCGGCGGAGCAACGCGACTCCTCCACTTTGAGCTCAACGGAGCGACAAGAAACAGACAACTGGTCGCCAGAATTTCATATCGGTTTTAGACCCGAAAGAGAAGGAGAAGAGGATGGACGAAACACCAGACAGCGTGATCATTGAATTACAAAGATTGGTCGGAGAAGCGCAACGCGGTGTGCAAGCGTTGTATGAAGCGGAGCTGAAGGTTGCGCAGCTTGAGCAGGATTTCGATACGGCTCACGCGCACGCGATCATCAGCTCGACGGGCACCGCTGCGGAACGGGCTGCTCAAGCGACGCTGGCGACGGCAGCATTGAAGTTTGAGCTGCAGGTTGGCAAAGCAGAATTGAATCGCGTAAAGACCAAGCTGCGGTCGATTGAGAGCGCACAGGTGGCGACCAGCGTGATCGCAAAGCAGGTCGAGCTGTTGTGGCGGCACGCTTGACGCGTAAAGAGTTTCAGCGGCTCCTTGATCGTGATGGCAGCTGCTACCATTGCGGGCGCATTGATGACACGTTGATCCCGCAGCACCGCAAGGGCAGGGGAATGGGCGG